CGTTCCGCTATGACGTGGAACAGATCCGCGACACGATGGGTCAGCCGATTTTCCGCAACGAACAATTCGCCGGCTACAACACGAATCTGGTGAAGAACGCGTCGTGGAACACCAACACCGTGCTGTTCGTCGCGGACAGCCGCCGGATCCGGATCGGTGTGCGCCAGGACATCCAAGTGAAAATCTTGGATCAGGCCACGCTCGGCACGGTGAACCTGGCCGAACGCGACATGGTGGCCGTGCGGATGAAGGCCCGCTACGCCTACGTGCTGGGGATTTCGGCGACCCGGCTGAACGCCACCGCCACCCCGGTTTCGGCTGTGGTGCCCTCAGGTAGCTGACCGTGGCGTTCGCCCGCGATGCAGATGTCGAAGCCGCCCTCGGGCGGCCCTTGGGCGGCCTCGACGTCTCATTCCTGCTGGAAACCGCGACGGATCTGATCCTCGGCTACCTCAACACCGACATATCTGGTGTGCCGGATCCGTTGCCGCCGCTGCTGACCCGAGTTTGTGCGGAGATGGTCGCCAACGTCATCAACCGGCCGCAGTCACCGCCGGATCCCACCGACGACGCCTACACCCTCGGGCCGTACGCCTACCATGTGGGACCGTCGTCGGTGGGTCCGTGGCTGAATTCGTCGCAGATGAACCGGCTGTCGATTTACCGCCAAATCGGTTGGGTGATCGAATGTGTGTCGGAAATCGTCGGCACCGATGTTGCACCGGACATTTCGGCGACGTTCGACCCCTACGCCGGCACCGATCTGCAATCCACCGGGAACGCGCAGGATGCCCCATGATTCTGCTGCGGATCGACGACGACGACGAACCGGCGATCTCGTTTGATGACGCCACCCGGCTATCCACCGACGAACACAACAACCTGGTGGTCTGGGGCGGCAGCGACGGCGAGGAGCTGCTCTACGTCTGCGCCGCCTCACGGTGGATCGACGCCACCGTCAGCACCGACACAGGAGGATAAACCGATGGCAGATAGCAGCGCGGTGCCCGGCAGCGTGCGGCTGGAATGGGTGTACACCGCGCTAGCGTCGGTGCGTAACAACGGGCCCGTGGTCGCGTTGTGTGAATCGCTCGGCGCGAAATATCTCGCCGCCGCCAACGCCACCCTCACCCGGCCGGGCTACATGATGGGATCCCACACCGGGCCCGGTGTCTACAACCGGCACATCGTCAACATCTACACCGCATCTGCTGAAGCCAAGGCGTCCAACGCCCGCAACCAAACCCTGGCGAAGCTACTCGGATGACGTGGGAAGTTCCGAAGCCGGCAGTCAAGACGGCGATCGCGGTGTTGCGCGCGACGCTGGATCCGGCGGTGGGCGTCGCCACAGTGAAGCCCCGCGTGTGGCCGCGACTGTTCGTGATGATAACCAGATCCGGCGGCGGCCTGACCTTCCCCAACACCGACACCGCGCGGCTCCTGGTGGAATGCTGGGCCGACAGTGACGCCGCCTGCGAAGCCCTGACCAACGAATGCCGCGCCGCCCTACGCAACACGCAGGGCGTGACTATCGACGGCGTATTCCTCCGCGGCTTCGACAACGAACAAGGCCCCGTGCAACTACCCGACCCCGACGTCCCCGACCACCGGCGCTGGCAGTTCCAAGGCGACCTCATGGTGTCGACGTCCTAACTGAATACCGCAACTCCAACTGAATATCGCAGCACAACTAGAGAGGTAACGAAAATGGCTGACTCGAAACTCATTTGGGCGGCAACCCGACCAGAAGACGGCGCAGTGGTCTTCCGCGCCCCACTAGGCACAGTGCTGCCCGTCATGGCAGACGCACCCTGGGACGCCCTGCCGCCCGCATGGGCCGACCACGGATGGGTCGGCGACGACGGCATCACCAACGGCGTCAAACGCGACACCACCGACCACCAGGCGTTCGGCGGCGACATCGTCAAAACCACGCAAAACAAATACACCGAAACCCTGAAACTGACATGCTTCGAAACCAGCCCGACGACACTGGAATCGGTCTACGGCCCCACGAACGTCAGCGTGGACACCAGCAGCGGGCACCGGCAAGTCACCGTCGACCACTCGAGTCTTCCGCTGACCCGCAACGCGTGGCTGGCCCGCTGCATCGAAGGCGCAAAAACCAAACTGATCCGCGTGGAAGAGGGCCAGGTCATCACCGTCGACGACATTGTGCACGTCAACAAAGATTTGATGAAATACACGTTGACGATCCAGTGCTACAAACCGGACGCGCAAACCGATGCGGTGAGTGAGCTGATCGATGAGCCCGACGTCACTGCCGGCACCTGAACGTCGCCGCCATGCTCGAGATACCGGCAGCCGATGACCCGCGCGTAACTGTCGCCATGACCGTCGCCCTCAAAGGCGGTAAAACGCTGACCCTGTCCATGCCCCGGTTCGACTTCATGGACGAACCAACACATCGGGACATGACCGCCGAACTGGAGAAGATCGACGCCGACGAAACCCTGACCCCCCGAGAACGCGCCAGGGCGACAACCCTGGTGATGCTGAAACCGTTTGTCGGGGCGCAGGATTACAAACGGTGCGAGTCCCTCGTCGTCGGGCAGCTCGCCATGATTCGTGACCATTGGTTCGCCCAGTCGAACATCACCCTGGGGGAATATCTGGCCTCCGCGCCATCCTCGACGGCGACTACGGAGGCGCCCTCGGATACGACCTCAACACCAGAGGATGGACCCGACGCGACCTCGGCCGCCGGCTGAGTTGGCCCGAGCTGGCCAACTTCATTCGCTGGCTACCACCCACCGCCGACAGCGCCTACTTCCGCGCCCAGCATCCGAAATCGTGGTGGTGGACACCACACACCGACATGCTGACGCTGATCCTGCAAGCCGTCCAGGGCGGCAACTGGCAGCGCGGCGGCGGCAAAGGCAAACCCCCCGAGGCGATTACGCGGCCGTCTGACACCCCCATCACGGTGACAACGGCCGAACAGTTAGCCGCCCGCCGGGCGGCGCAAAATGCCGAGTTGGCGCGGCGGCGAAAAGCTAAGCAGCAGAAAGGGAGCTAACCCACCATGGCCGGCGGCGTGAAATTAGCGACCGGGTATATCCAGATCACCGCGGAGACCAGTCAGGTTCCGCAGCAGATCAAGGACGCCCTCAACCAGGCAGGTCAGCAGGCGGCCAAGCCCGCTGGGCAGCAGATGGGCCGCGACATCGCCCAGGGCATCAACGACGGGATGCGATCCATCCCGTCGGGCGGCGGCTCGAATCAGTCGGTGATCTCGGATGTGATTCAGGGCAAGCCGGTCAGCGGCAATGTCCGCGCGCAGGGGACGAAGGTCGGCAAGGAGCTCGGCACCGGGATTCAGCAGGGTGTTGACCAAGCCTGGGGCACGGCTAAGGGCGGCCTCGGCAAGTCCATCCAGCAGAGCATTGACCCGAAGAAGACCGGCACCCAAATCGGCAAAGATATGGGCACCGCCATCCAGCAGAGCGTTAACGAAAGCTGGGGTAAGGGCGGCCCCGGCGGCGGCCTGGGCAGTCAAGCCGGGAAACAGATCGGCAAAGACATCGGCGCAGGCGTCAACGAGGGCCTCGACCAGTCGCTGAAAGATGACAGCCCGATCAAGATCATCAAAGACGCGGCCAAGGATTTCGGCAAAGAACTCACCGCGGATTTGAAAGCGGGCGATGTTGCAGCGGCGTTTGACCGGGTCGGTACTGTCGCGGAAAACGCGACCACCATGATCAACAACCTCGGGCACGCCGTCGGGATCAACCTCGATGGCGTCGAGCATTTCGGCGTCAACGTGGCACACACGCTGGACAACCTAGGCGGCAGTATCCAGCCCGTGGTCACCAGCCTTAAAAGCGCGGCGGACCATGTTCGGGCCGCGTTGTCCGGTGATGTGGCAACCCGCTTCGGCGCCGTGGCCACTGCGCTGCGGGATCTCGACCCAATTGCTCAGCGCCTAGGAGTGCATCTAGGGGGGGCCGCCGACACCATCCAACGGGTCGCCGACACCGCGCAACAAGTCCGCGACGCCAAAGACACGCTGTTGGCGGTTACCGGCGGCGCGACGGTGGCCAGCGCGCTGGCCAGGCTGGCTCCCGCCGCTGAAGTCGTGGCACCAACGATCGCCGGCAACTGGATCGCTAATCAGATCGCGCCGCATCTGCCCACCGTTTCCGGTCAGCCGATGCAGCAGCGTCCCTGGTGGTGGGCTATCCAGCAGGGTTTCCAATTCCCCGTTGAACAGTGGAACAACCTGATGACGTCCATTTTCGGGGCGCCAAGCGACGGATACGGCCCCGCGGTCCCCGCGCCGCCTGCTGGGCCAGCGAGCCGCGAACGAATGGCGCAAATGTTGCTAGGTGACGGGGAGGAACCACAGCCGGTTAAACCGATACCAGGCGAAGGGCCTGCTGCGGTCATTCAGCAGACCATTACCGCCCCGCCTCCCAAGGTGGTCGAAGTGGCCGCGCCAGCGGCTGGCGCCGCCCAAATCGGGCATGCCAGCGAACAAATCCAATCGGCGTCGATCTCGGTCGGGTCGGCCAGCATCAGCGGCGTGTCGGCGCCCTCGACGTCGCCTGCGCCCGCCGCGGCAGGCGGCCCCAGCCCCAGCAGTGCCAGCAAGCCGAAGTCGTGGATGGACATGCTGCCCCACAAGGAGGGCGGCCCGATCCTCGACGACGAACAAAACGCGCAACTACACAAGGGTGAGCTAGTGGTGCCCGCCGACGTCGTCAAAGACGCGGGCGGCCCCGAAGCCATCAAAGGCCAGCTCACCCAGGCCCTGGCACCACCCACCGGCGGCGGCGACCAAGCTAGCGACAAAAACATCACCGACATCATCGACGCCGCCCGCACCGCCGGGTTCATCCCGACCGGGGCAGGATCCAAATCCGTTGCCGGGACATCGTTCGTCGCCGGGCTGCTGAACCTGGGCAACGAGGCGGTCGGCGGGCTGATCGACACCGGCGCCGCCGCGGCGCAAACCGCCCTGTCGATGGCCGCCACCGCCGGCACGTTCGGCGCCGGTGGCCAAGCCGCCGGGGCGCTCGGCGGAATCGGGATCCAGCTCGCCGCCAGCGAAGGCAAACGCGCCGCCTCCTATGGCTTCCAAATGGCGTCCATCCTCGCCGACAGTGTGATTGATCAGGTGTTCGGGCCGTTCGGCGGGCCGCCCCGCTGGCTGGGCTACGACTACACCCAGTTCGTGCCGCACATCAACATCGGTGCCATCGGCACCACCACCGTCGAAAAAGCCATGCAAGCCGCTCAGGGTAAGCCCGGCGCGGCACCCGGCGGCCCGGTCACGCCAGAGCACATGGGCGGTGAGCAGCCGGTCGGGCCGCCGGTCCCCAAGTTCGGCACCCCCCCAGCGCAACAGTCCCTCGGCGGCGCCGGACCACAAGGCCAACCCGCGCCCGAAGGCGCAGCACCGCCACCGCCGCCGGACACCGGCGCACCACCACCCGGCCCGCCACCCGAATCAGTCGCCGCGCCAGGCGCGCTACCCGGCCCCGGCCCAGCCACCGGCTTCGACCTCCACAACCTCCTCGGCTTCGACGAAGGCGGCTGGCTCCCACCAGGCATCGGACCCGTCAACACCACCGGCCGCCCCGAACTCGTCCTATCCCCACAACAACTCGACGACATGCAAACCAGCACCCGCGGCAACCCCTGGCGCGGCGGAGATACCTACCACATCACCACCATTGACGCCGAAGGTGTCGGCCGCGAAATCGACAAACGCAAACGACTGGCAATGATGCAATACGCGGGACGCCCCTAAATGACCGACCCCGGTATCGTCGCCATCCGAATCGTCCGCGGCGGCACCACCTTCCACGTCCACGGCGACCAAGCCGGCGCCGAAGGTGTCTGGCTGGCCGCCGGGCAAGTCGACGGCATCTACGACGCCCCCGTCAAAACCACCTGGAAAACCGGCGCATTCCAAGAAGGATCATGGCAGAAGTACAACAAATGGCTGCACCGCGACATGTCGCTCGGCTTCCACATCCGCGACACCTTCACCGAATACGAACTCAACGAATCCCTGTTCCGCCAGATTTTCGACTACCAGCTCGACCCGTGGGAAGACCCCCCCACCCTGACCACCATGGAAGTCGAAACCACCCTGTCCGGCGTGCGGAAACTTGACCTGCTGCTATATGAGGCGCCGGTGTTTCAATCCGACCTAGACCCGCTGACGCAGCAATACGGCAACCTAATCCTGAAAGTCCGTGCGGGCCAACCGTTCTGGTATCAAGACGATCTGGTGACATCGTTCACCGACACCGCTGCTTCGTCGACGGGCTGGGTTTATGCGTCCAACCCGACCGACTGTATCGCGTATCAGAAGTGGATCCTCACGCGTGGGACGTGGACATTGCCCGACTATCAATGGGTCGGTGGCCGCGGGGTGCGGCAGCCCGGCGGCGCGGACGGCACCCGCTACGTGCAGAACATCATTGTCAGTGACACCAACGGCGGCGCGGTCGTCGACACCGATCGGCAAAACCTGATGTTCCGTGACGCCAACAACACCAACATCCTGGGCCAATTGGCTGGGCAGTTCTTTTTGTACACAATCCCGCCCTACACGCCGTCGACGACGCTGGAAGTGGTTTACAGTGCTGCGCCCGCCGGCGGCGCGATGGTGCAGTTGATTGTGCCGCAGCACTGGACGCGCCCGTGGGGCATGGAACTAGCCGGTGGCGGCTCGTGAGCGTCGACTACACGGCTCCGCTCGCCGATCAGTGCCAACAGATTTGGGACTTCACCCAGGAATGGCGGCGCGAGGAAATGGCGCTGCGTAAACAAATGCCGCTGGTTCGGTATTGGAACGCTGAAATGGCGCTGCAATTTTTGGGTGGGCAAGAGTATCGGGCGTCGTTCACCTGGATCAGCAACGACACCGGGCCCGGCCAGGTTGAGATGCCGTTTAACACCCCTCTCGCGCAATGGATCCACGACGAAGACGGCCGCATCAGCCGCGGCGAAGGCCGCAACATCGTCATCACCGTCGACTACTGCGGGGCCCGCTGGTCGGGGCTGCTGGACAAATTCGCCGTCGAACAAAGAGAGGATGGTGATGTCGCCCTAGTTGTGGATTTCATGCACGATTACGAAGCCCTGAAATGGTATTCGGTATGGAGTAACCCATTCCTGCCGGCCGCGTTCCAGTTCCCGCGGGCGTTCATCATCGCCGGCCCCGTCGACTGGGCCCTGAAAATGTGCCTGATGGTCAACGTCGCCCGCGAACACAACCCGATCATCACCTGGCCCGATGACCCCCTCGACTTCAACCAGTGGTCAACCGACCTGGATATGTCGACCTGGCACATGGTGGTCGCGCCCGGCAGCTTCGCCAACGCAATGGCATCCGGTGTCGTGTGGGCCATCCCGATCAGCCGATGGGCCACCTGGCACGACATGGCACACCAACCCCTCGAGGACGCCGAAATGTCAGTCACCTGCACCCGATGGCTCACCGGCGACCCCGAACCATGGTCGGGCGCCAACCTACGCCACGGCACCCTAGTCATTGACATCGTCGACAAATCCGGTGTCCTCATCGGAACCAGCCACGGCGGCACCATCTTCGACGGCCTCGAGCGCACCGTCGTCCAATTCGCCGAAGACTTCATCGACTCCACCGAAGTCGTCCTCACCGACACCAGCGTCCCGCCCGAATACTACGAAGGCCAAACGAAACTCACCAAAAAAGAACTCCCCTACGTCATCTACCACGAAGGCGACAACTCCCCGATCCAAACGTCGGCGTGGATCAACAGCCCCGCCAAAGGCGTTCAAGTCAACGTCGGCGGACACAGCATGACCGGAGTCAACGAAGCGATCAGTGCCACCATCCAGGCTGCGTTTGACCTACTCGGCGGCCTGATCCTGCTATCTTCGCTGGGCAGCATCGTCGACACCATGCTCAAACCGCTCTACGAGGACACCGTCCTCGCCTGGTGGTCAGCCAAAAACGGTTCCCGCGCACAAAATTCCGGCTGGCAACGCCTGTTCGAGTACTTCCAGCAAGGGGCCAACAAGGCGTACACCATCGCCGCCCTGATGGTGCTACGCGCCGGCATGTGGTCAACCAAGACGACAGTGAGCTGGAAGGTGCAATGCCCAGACGGGCTGCCGTTCATGATCGGCGACCGCGGCCTGGGTCACTATTTCCTCGACGACCGCATCGGCCTCGTCCTAGCCGGTGACCATCGCATCCACATCGACCGGGCCCGGAAACTCGAATTGGCTTGGGACAACGACCAAAACCTCGGCGCAGAGTGGGCCATCACCGTCGGCGACGACCGGATCCTGCAAGACCCAGCACAGCGCGCGTGGGGGAAAATAGAGGCACTTGTCGCAGGTCTAAGGGATCTCGGGGTATATTGATACACTATCCTGCGCGGGATTACGATTCGGTGCATGACAAACAAACCCGAGCGCTGGCGCTCCATCGCAGGTTTTGAGAACTATCAAGTAAGCGATAGCGGCAGAGTGCGCAGCAAGGACCACACTGTCAGGAGTCACAGCGACAACCGACAACGCCGATTCAGAGGCCGCATCATCGTGCCATACATCCGCAATGGGTATCCATCCGTGGCACTGTCGCAGGGCGGTGTCGTCACCAAACTTTATGTACATCGTCTGGTGTTGCTGGCGTTTTGGGGTCAACCGTTGCCAGGTGAAGAGGCCTGTCACAACAACGGTGATCGCACCGATAATCGCCTAGAAAACCTCCGCTGGGACCGACACGGTTCCAACATGGATGACGCGGTTGCTCACGGCACGCATTGGGCACCTAATGCCAACAAGACCCATTGCAACCGGGGTCACCCGTTTGATGAAGTCAACACGATCATCCGGCCGGAGGGCCGTGGTTGTCGTGAATGCCGGCGGCTGATGGAACGCGCTCGCTATCACCGCCGCAAAAATTCCACCTAACAGGAAGCCCGTATGCCGCTTGAGTTGCCGCCTAAGTTTCCGCACGGTTTCCCGGTGCGCGAAAACTGTGACCCCGCAGACGCGTATCAGGCGTTTTTGTGGATGCTGGTGGCGTGGCCTGTCCCGCTGAACAACCCGTTACGTATCCCGCTGCCGTTCTGGCAGTTGCTGTCGAAACGGTTGTGGGACTTGGGTGTGCGTCCGGCCGCTGAGCCGGTGTTGGTTTATCAGCGCGATCCCGGTTCGCATGCGCTGTTCGCCGCGGGCCGGTTTTTGCCTGAGTCCAACC